GCTGGTGGAAGTGATTCTGTTGTGCTGCGGGGAGTGACGTCACGGATATCAACGTCCAGTGATTTGCCTTCCATTTCTTCGGCGGTAGGCTGCTGTCCAATCTCAGGCCATGCCTTACGCAACGCCTGGGCTTCCGCGCATTTCGCCAACTGTCCGTATGGGCGCTTTTTCCACATCGCGTTCGGCGCCGTGGTGTCGCGGCCGCCGGTGGCGTAGTTTTCAATCCAGTATTCTTTGGCGCTGAACTCGACGATCTCGCCACTGGGCATGCGCTTGTAGACGGTGTATTTGCACCACTGAGGGAAAGTTACTTCGACACCAGAGAGCGTCTGAGTCGTGTCTGGCCCGAACTCTGGTTCGCGTGCACCGGCATAATCGCCGGATCGGTCAGCCTGAATGCGGTAAAGCCCGATGCCCGGCATGACCACGTCGCGCCATTCGCTTTTACCCGTTCTTGAGTCTTTGACGCTCATCGGCACCAGGTGAACAGGCTTCAGCAACGGATCCAACTGGCGGGCACGGCAATAATCGAGCGCCATCATTACCGATTCGTCTTTGGCACCAGGGTAGATACTGTTCTTCAGTGCGCTCCAGGTAGCAACGTCGATGCCTTTTTCCGCCAGCGCACTCGCCGTGATTGTTAATTCGTTTTCCATCGTTAATCCCCTCAATAATTAAAACGGGCAGCCGGTACGGTGTTCCCAGTCGTATTCCGCCTGGGCGTAAGCAACTGCCGAAATGAAATCGTTGTAGGCCTCGCCAGCTTTATCGCTGCGAAGTCCTTCGTATGGGCTGGAGTCAATCGGGATCGTGAAGTGGAAGAGGCCGGACGGCTCTTTTGGCATCATGTCGATGATTTGTTGCGCCCGGTCGTCGATCCACTTCTCTTTCTCGTCGTCGAGCTGCTGTTCAACCCAGCGCCGATCTTCGATTCGGTCGTAAGTGAGGTATGCGTTCATGGTTGCCTCAGTAATGAATTTTCGCGCAGGGGATGAGGTCATCTTTCAGAGCGGTAAGCACTTCGATAGCCTGTTCGCGGGTTAAGCTGGTGTTGCTGGTGAGCGCGTTAACGATGTTGGTGCCGACCGTCTTGCGGTGCTTCACATCAGCTTCGCGCTTAACCTGTTCGTCGGCGATGCGCTTCTCTTCAGCCAGGCGCTTCTCTTCTGCCTGTTTTGCTTTGAGGCGCTCAGCTTCCACTGCCGCGGCTTTTTCGCGTTCCGCCCGGGCTTCTGCTTCCTGCTTCTCGCGTTCTGCACGCTGTTCCGCTTCGACGCGCTGGCGTTCAGCCAGCTCTGCACGGGCTTTCTCTTCAGCTTCACGGCGCGCTGCGGCTTCAATCTCCGCTTTGTGCTTCGCTTCGGCATCACGGCGGGCTAGTTCTGCCGCTTCACGCTTAATACGCTCTTCATGCTCACGTTGAGCTTGTTCCGCCATGCGGCGCTGCTCTTCGCGGTCACGGTCAAAATCCTTGTTCATCAGTAGAGCCATTTCGTGGTCCGCTTCGAACTTGGCAGCCAGCTCCTGATCGAACCTGATGTTCATCTCCAGCGCTTCGGCGTGCATCGCGTTCATGGCTTCTTCAGCCTTAATGCGTTCCTGCTCGGCTTCCCATTCGGTGAGTGGGCGGCGGGTCGCATCGCGCAGCTCGTCGCAGGCATCAACGAATCGCTTAATTTCGGCCTCAGCCGGACGCACAGCCTCTTTCAGGCGCTTCAGGTACTCACGGCCCGGCTTTTCGATTGCCGTCTTGCTGCGGGACACCTGCGCTGCCAGAGAGGCAACACGGTCACGGCCTTTCTTCGTGGACAGGTCCGGCACTTCGTTTACAGCCTGGCGGATTTGCTCAAGGTACGCGTCAAGGCCGCCCGCTACGTAAAGCACTGGGGCCTGTTCTGGCTTGATTTCGATGACAGTTAAGTCCGTTACTTCGCTCATGGTTTCTCCTGAAATTTGGATGTGCAGATGCCGCCCGCATTGAGCCAGGCCGATCGGTTGAATAGGGGGGTTAGTGCTGCGCGATGGATTTCGCCGGGAACTCGCCGTTGCGGAGAATGCTTTCTACCGGCCAGCATTCGGCTGTTACTTTTTGCTCTGAAGCTGCCTGGCTGCATTCCTGCGGGCTGTCGTATACGCCGAGAATCACATCCTGATAATCACCGTTGGTCATTGCCACGGTCAGGACGAGCGCGAATAAAGTTTCCATCAGTGAAGAGTCCTCCCGATGGCGACGGCGTAAAGGCGCTTTGCTTCTTCCCAAGCCG